GTGGTTTCTCTTGGTGTACTCCACCATACTAACGATTGCATTGGTGGTGTAAAGAGAATTTGTAATGAGATGGTTAAACCAGGCGGTCATGTGTTTATAGGATTGTATCACAAACATGGACGTAAACCATTTCTTGATCATTTCAATAATATGATGTCGCTTGGTGTCATGGAAGAAGCTTTATATCAAAGATATCGTGAACTAGATTCAAGGTTTGATGATGAAACACATGCACGTTCATGGTTTAGAGATCAAGTGCTACATCCACATGAAACACAACATACAATGAAAGAGATGGTACAGGTGCTTGAAGAGTGTGATATGACTCTAGTGACAAGTGATGTACCAGAGGATGAGGAGTCTCTATATCAAGTAGGGGCAGAGCATTTAAGTAATGACACATATTGGCCAGGGTTTTTCACATTTCTCGCAAGGAAGAATACATGAAAAAACTATTGACATTCGGGTGCAGCTATACAGATGAGAGTTATATAACTGCTACTATGAATGACCCCACACTAAAAGACACCCTTAGAGATAATGATGGTAAACATACAGAACCATTTCCATTCTGGCCCACTTTGCTTGCAGAACATCTTGGTATGAAACTAGAGAACCACTCATCATTGGGTATAGGTAACGATATCATAGGTAGTATATTTACTGATGTAATGTCTAACAAACCTAAAGATGTAGGCCTTGTTGTCATCATGTGGTCAGAGTTTATGCGAATAGGATTCGAACAGTATTTAAAAACAGGTATCATATCTACTAAGAAAGATTGGTTCAAGATCAACATTACTGCTGGGTCAAAAAATGACCAGTATAGGAAGAAACAACTAGAGGTACAAGAGGTACTGAATAAGCACAGTCTTATATCTTTGGATGCTATGTTAAACAGATCACTTAGAATTTTCTACAATGTACAGAGCATATTGGAAAATCTGAATATACCATATCGCATGATCATGGGTATGCCACCATGCAGGGGTGAGTATGAGAATAAATTCTGCAAGTCTCTACTCAAAAGTCAGTATTATGAGATGTTTGATCCATCAGACTTTATCGGGTGGCCAATGTGGAAACCCCTAGATGGTTTCTCTTGTGCAAGTAAGTTATATGACAACGGTGAAGATAACTTTATTAATATGGGCAATGTACATCCTAGTGAAATAGGTCAAAATAATATAAACAATTTGTTAATTACGGAAGGCAATCTATGACACAAACCATTGAACGAACTACACTAGGACAGCTGCTCACTAATGAGGAATATGCACGTAAGGTTATGCCTCATATGAAGGGTGTATATTTTGGTGACAGGACAGAACGAACTGTCTTTGAAGAGATACAAAAGTTCGTAGAGAAATACAATGCGCTCCCCACAAAGGACACATTGGAGATTGAGATTGACACACGGCGTGATCTCAATGAGGATGATATCAAGAAGGTGTTGACTGTTGTGAAAGAATTATCAATAGATAATAATGTTAATTCTGATTGGTTGGTTGAAACAACAGAGAAATTCTGCAAAGATCGAGCGGTGTATAATGCGATTGTTGAAGGAATATCGATCATTGAAGGTAAAGATAAAAATAGAGATGCAGATGCTCTGCCGTCTATTCTCACAGACGCTTTGGCTGTCGGGTTTGATAATAGGGTGGGTCATGATTACCTTCTTGATGCAGACTCAAGATTTGATTACTACCATACGATTGAGGAGAAGATTCCGTTCGACTTGGAATTCTTCAATAAGATAACCAAGGGTGGTCTACCACCCAAGACTCTGAATATTGCACTCGCTGGTACAGGTGTTGGTAAGTCGCTGTTCATGTGTCATGTCGCTGCAAACTGTATGAGTCAGGGAAAGAATGTACTCTATATCACACTAGAGATGGCAGAGGAGCGCATTGCAGAACGCATCGATGCGAACCTGATGAACGTGTCTATGGAAGACTTGCATGACCTACCCAAGCAAATGTTTGACAATAAGATGGCGAAGATCATCAAGTCCACCAGTGGACAACTTATTGTCAAAGAATATCCTACTGCATCAGCTCATGTTAATCACTTCCGTGGACTAATCAAAGAACTTGCAATTAAAAAGACATTTAAACCAGATATCATTTTTATTGATTACCTTAACATATGTGCATCTTCTCGTTTCAAGGGTGCATCTAATATCAACTCTTATACAATGATTAAATCTATTGCAGAGGAGTTACGTGGACTTGCTGTAGAGAATAACGTGCCTATTATGAGTGCCACGCAGACTACTCGCTCAGGTTTCTCTAATAGTGATGTAGGACTAGAGGACACGGCAGAATCATTTGGTCTGCCTGCCACTGCTGATTTTATGTTTGCTCTCATATCAAATGAAGAGTTAGATGCTTTAGGTCAAATTGCAGTCAAGCAGTTGAAAAACAGATTCTCTGATGTAAGTTCAAACAAAAAATTTGTCATCGGGATTGATAGGGCCCGTATGCGCCTGGCCGATGTACGATTGAGTGAACAAGAAGGTTTGCAAGACGCAAATCATAGTGGCGATGTGCCAGAAGCATTTAGTACGCCAGTGTTTGATAATACAGATTTCGGAGGATTTAAAGTATGATAATTTTGTTAGTAACGATGCAAATATTAGGAACATCTCTAACAATAAATGCAGAGAAATTATATGGTACAATGAATATGCGTACCTGTAAAGAACTATTACCATTAATTTTGTGGGATTATCAAGCCACAGAAGGATTTTGTTGGAAGGGTGACATTTTGAATAATCCCCCACAAAAAATATAAAGGAGTTGATATGAGTGATTTTTTAAAGAATGTGATTAAAGAAGTAGGTAACGAATATGCGTCACTTGCAAGTGACGGTATAGAGGCAGGGGATGTGAATAGTTTCATAGACACTGGTTCGTATATTCTAAACTCTCTATTGAGTGGGTCTGTGTATGGTGGTCTTCCATCAAATAAGATCACAGCCCTCGCAGGAGAAAGTGCCACGGGTAAGACGTACTTCCTCATGGGTATTGTTAAAAACTTTTTAGATGCTGATCCAGATGCAGATGTTATTTATTTTGAATCAGAGAGTGCTATTACTCAGAGTATGATTGAAGATCGTGGCATTGATGCAGAACGATTATCTGTATTCCCTGTTACTACAGTACAAGAGTTTCGTCATCAAACACTACAGATACTAGACTCCTATCTTGCACAGGATGAATCAGATCGCAAACCTCTGTTCCTGTGTCTTGATTCTCTTGGCATGTTGTCTACTACTAAAGAGATAGAAGACACAACTGATGGTAAAGAGACACGTGACATGACACGAGCCCAAGTACTCAAGGCTGCATTTAGGGTGTTAACTCTTAAACTTGGTAGGGCAAAGGTTCCTATGGTTGTCACTAATCACACATACGAGAGTATGGGTCTATTCTCCACTAAGGAGATGGGTGGTGGTTCTGGACTCAAGTATGCCGCATCTTCCATCATATACCTCTCCAAGAAGAAGGAGAAGGATGGCACTGAAGTTATCGGTAATATCATTCACTGTAAGAACCACAAGTCACGATTGACTATAGAGAATAAGATGGTTGATGTACGACTCACATATGACAAGGGATTAGATCGTTACTATGGTCTACTAGAACTTGCAGAGAAGTATGGTATCTTTAAGAAGGTATCAACACGTTATGAACTACCTGACGGTAGTAAACATTTTGGTAAAGCGATACTGGGTGACCCTGATACCTATTTTACTGATGACATTATGAAGAAGTTGGATGATGCAGCTGCCAAAGAATTCAAGTATGGTCAGTCAGAAGAACTTGAAATTGATATAGAAGTTGGATGTTAGAGGTTATTGAGAACGGGTGTTCTCTATTTTATCTGGATACACTCAAGCATCATGCAATGCAGGCAGACACATGGCATATGAGGTATCCAAACAACAGTCCTAATAAACATCTCAAGATGGATATCATAGAGAATGAGGTTAAGCAGCCTCTTCTCGCTGGACTTGCAATGGGCCTACTGATACAGTTGTATTCTAAACGACAAGACTTGTTTCTTCCTGATGTGTCATACTGTGGTATCGGACTCAAGGATCGCCATAGATTAGATAATCCACACACTGATCATATTAAAGAGACTGATTATATCAAGATATTCGGTGTGATCAATAGTGATTGGGGGTCACAAGATGGTGGATTGTTTATGCATGGAGATCAGGCGATACCATGTGTGCCATGTTCGTTTGTTGTGTTTGATCCACGTATCACACACCATGCGTCTGAAATAATGTCAGATAAAAAACGATTGGGCATTGACTTTACAGTTAAAAGGGTGTAATATACTTATATGAATTTTTATACAAATGTACTTCAGTGGGGTAATCAACTTCTAGTTCGTGAGGTTAAGAATGGCCAGCGCATGAATTCAAAGGTGAAGTATTCGCCTACTCTGTTTTCCCCTGTACAACAAGAGACAGGATACAAGACGCTTGATGGCAGTCATGTACTACCTACGAAGTTTCATAGTATCAAGGATGCAAAGGAATTTGTTGATTCTTACAAGAGTCAGCCTGAACTAGTGTATGGGAATACACAATACCCTTACTGTTATATTTCAGATACATATAGGGGACAGATTGATTGGGATATGAGTGAGTTACTTATTGTCACAATTGATATAGAAACCAAATGCGAGTCAGGTTTTCCAGACCCAAGAGTTGCAGAAGAAGAGATGCTGTCAATCACAATCAAGAATCACCAGAACAAAAAGATCATGGTGTTCGGCGTTGGTAAATTTGTAACAGATCGTGATGACGTTACCTACGTTGAGTGCGAGAGTGAAGTGCATTTGTTCAAGGAGTTTCTAATATTCTGGGAAAATAATCTCCCAGATGTCATAACAGGCTGGAATACAGATTTTTTTGACGTTCCATTTATATGCAATCGTATCTTAAAATTATTTGGTGAGGATGAACTGAAACGTCTATCTCCTTGGGGCAGTGTCCAAGAAAGAGAAGTGTACAAGATGGGCCGTCACCACCAGACGTATAACATACAGGGTATTTCTTCACTTGACTATTTTGATCTGTATCGTAAGTTTACATATACTGCACAGGAGTCTTATCGACTAGACCACATTGCAAAGGTAGAACTGGGCGAGAGTAAAGACGGCAACCCATACGACACATTCCGTGAGTGGTATCAGAAAGATTTTCAATCGTTTATCGAATACAACATACAAGACGTTGAGATTGTCGATAAACTAGAAGACAAGATGAAACTGATCGAGCTATGCCTCACTATGGCATATGATGCCAAGGTCAATTATACTGATGTTCTAGGGTCAGTTAAGTATTGGGATATAATGATTTACAACCACCTAAGAGAGAAGAAGATAGTTATACCTCAGAAGGTGCATAGTGAGAAGCCAGATCAGTTTGAGGGTGCATATGTGAAAGACCCCCAAGTGGGTATGCACAAGTGGGTTATGTCATTCGATTTGAACAGTTTGTACCCCCACCTCATAATGCAGTATAACATATCACCAGAAACACTAGTGCCAGGTTGTAAGAAGATGAATGGCCTGGTAGACAAGACTTTAGATGGTAAAGTTAAGAATGACACTGAGTATTGTATGACTCCTAATGGTGCGTTCTTTCGCAAGGATAAACGAGGGTTTCTGCCTGAGTTGATGGAGAACATGTACAATGACAGAGTTAAATATAAAAAACTTATGCTACAGGCTCAACAAGAATATGAGGATACGAAGGACAGGTCTCTTCTCAAGGATATCTCAAGATACAACAATATCCAAATGGCGAAGAAGATATCTCTTAATTCGGCGTATGGTGCTATTGGGAATAATTGGTTTCGCTATTTCGATCTTTTGGTCGCTACAGCAATTACAACGTCTGGTCAGTTATCCATTCGGTGGATCGAAAAAGCACTCAACATCTATCTTAACAAATTACTCAATACCAAACTGGAGGACTACGTTATTGCAAGCGATACGGATTCGGTATATATCACTTTTGAAAAGTTGGTTGATAGCGTGTTTGAGAAGGGAACAGATACTAAAAAGATCGTCAACTTCTTGGACACAGTTGCAAAAGAGAAGTTGGAACCTTTTATCAATAACAGTTATGAAGCACTTGCTAAGGAAATGAACGCATATGACCAGAAGATGGTTATGGCACGTGAGATTATCGCCGACAAAGCAATCTGGACAGCAAAAAAACGGTATATCCTCAACGTCTACGATAGTGAGGGTGTGAGGTATAGTGAACCAAAGTTGAAGATTCTAGGAATTGAAGCTGTTAAATCGAGTACGCCTGCACCTTGTCGAGAGAAGATCAAACAGGCTCTTGATATCATCATGAATGGTGATGAGAAGATGCTAAATACATTTATACAGGAGTTTAGAGAAGAGTTTATGACATTACCACCAGAAGAGATTGCATATCCACGTTCAGTAAATGGCGTAGAGAAGTATACTGAGAAGGTCACCAATACTCTTGATCTTATGAGTGGTGAGGTAGTCGAGTATGGATTCTTCAAGAAGAGAGCCCCTATCCATGTGAAGGGTGCAATACTGTATAATCACTTGGTATCTAAGAATAAACTTTCTCATAAGTTCCCCTACATCCAAGAGGGCGATAAAATTCGGTTCATACATTTGAAAGAACCCAACGTGTATCAGTCTAGTTCATTTTCTTTTATAACTAAAATGCCAAAGGAACTTGACTTACACGACAAAATATGCTATAATACACAATTCGAAAAGTCGTTCATTGAACCGTTGAAATTCATTACTGAGAAGATCAACTGGTCAGTAGACAACTCATTCGGAAAACAAGGAACATTGGAAGGATTTTTTTAAATGAGTTTGATTATGAAAGATGATTATTTAATCGAATATATAAACACTGTATGTTGGGATGATATAAAAGACTTACCAGAGACAAACAGCCGTGTTTATCTTAATGAAGAATTGGAAAGTCAAGATAGAGAAATAGAAAATTCTTCATATGAGTACTTAACTATCTTTGATGTGGCCCGTGAAGATGGAAAAGACAGATACTTTGGTTCTTCTACAAATTCTAAATTTAAATCTTTTATGAGTGGAGATTACAAAGGCTCACCAGATAAACACAAAGATATATTTCAGGAATCTTTATCCAAATATGAACACAGAGTTATTTGTTTGAAAATTGGTGATGACGAATCAAAGATTCTCATTGAAGAAGAAGTTGTGTTAGATGGTGTTGATGCCAAAGATAATATTAAATTTTTCAACGCAAGTAATATCAGTGGCGGTCTATTAAAATCATTAGGTAATCAACAGGAACTTTTTGATTCAGCAATAGAAAGTATTGAAA